GCGCGCTGCAGAGGAGCGTTTTTATGCTGCGGCGGCCCAGGGGGAGGTGGTTGCTGCTGTGGTGCGTGAGGACACTTCAGGGCCGATTCACGGACTTGCCGGGCGATTGGCTGCCCGTCTTGTCGGAGAGCGACGTCTTCTCCGTTCCGCGGCTGCACGAGATCAGCCGGGACACCTATCTGCAATTGAGTGGCGATGAGGGCCGGCGGCTTGCATAGGGCCCGTCTCGGCCGGCATGCTGAGGGCTGGCACTAGACAACAGTCGAATCGCGATGCAAGATGAGTGTCTTGGACACTCTTCGTTTCGGCCCAGTTGCATCGTGAGCAGTCCCATGTTGTGTGCAGAATGTCACGGCGAGTTCCCGGCCAAGCGTGCAGGGCAGCAGTTTTGCTGCCGGACCTGCGCGAACCGATTCCACGGCAAGGCAATCGAGCGGGAGGCTGCCGTTTCGGTGTGGAGTTGCGGCGGCGGCGTTGAAAGTACGGCCATCGCCGTGCTGGTAGCGGAGGGAGTGCTCCCCAAGCCCGATATCGCTGTGTTCGTGGATTGTGGTTGGGAGCGGAAGCGGACAATGAGCTATTTGCAGGACGTGCTGAGGCCACGACTTGCCGCGGTTGGGGTGCGGCTACAGAGAGTGCAGACGATAGAGTTCGGCGAAAACGAATTGATCGATCGGCGAGGGTACGTGGCAATCCCGGCCTACCGCCGGACCGCGGACGGAAAGGTCACGAAGTTACGGACACGCTGCTCGGGGCCCTGGAAGGCGCGGACGGCAAAGCGGTGGTTGCGGCGACAAGGCGTTGTCCGGTGCGAGAATTGGGTGGGATTCGCTGCGGACGAGTCGCGGCGGGCGAAGCAGTCGCCGAATAGGTGGATTCGGCATCGCTGGCCGCTGATCGAGTTGGGCATGGATCGGGAGGACTGCTTGTACGCGATTGGCAAAGCAGGCTGGCCAAAGCCCCCACGATCGAACTGTGTGATGTGTCCGCAGCACTCGGATAGTGAGTGGTTGCGGATGGCGAACGATGAGCCGGGGGAGTTCAAGCGGGCGAGCGAGATCGAAGACTTGGTGCTCCGCCGGTGCCCCGGGACCTTCTTGCATCGATCATGCCGCGCGCTAGCCGAGTGGGCAGCTACGGCAATGAGCTAAGTTGGCGCAGGGGTAGCCCCCTAGAATTTTGGCGTGCGTTTGTGGGGAACCGCACGCCCAGGCACGGGCAAAAAAACCCGCAATTAAAACTCCTCGAACCCCCAGAAGTGGGTCCGGCCGCAGCCTGTCTTAACGACGCCCTAACGCGCCAGGATGCTCCCTGCCAAGCCCGACCGACCGGACGCAGAATCACACCCCACGCCCGGTGGGAGAGCCCCAGGCGCAACCCTCGCCAGCCAGGGCCTCTCCCACGGCAAAACGCCTGCTGTAACCCCGCCCGTCGCTCTGGGCCCCTCCCGCTCGCCATGCTGGGAGCACCGAATCCCCATGGCACGCGCAGCACCGATCTACCGGCCCGGAGGCCCACCGGCTGAACCAGGCGACGCCAAGCCGTCTCGCTGGTCGGATGCCCAGCGGGGCACCCGCCAGGAGCGCGGTTACGACAAGACCTGGCTCCGGCTCCGGGCCGCCAAGCTGGCCGAGGACCCGCTGTGCGAGCGGTGCCTGGCCGCGGGCCAGACGCAGGAGGCTCATGAGGTCCACCACAAGATCCCCTTCCAGGGCCTGGACGATCCGCTCCGGCTGGACTGGGACAACCTCGAATCCCTCTGCCGGCCCTGCCACCGGGGAGTCCGCCACGTGCGACCAGCGTAGCAAGCCGCCACTGCCCATCCCCCGCAAGGCCCATGAAAGGTCCCAAGCCCAAGCCCAGCCAGCTCCGAATCCTCGAAGGCACCGCGGAGCGTGCCGACCGGCCGCTCAACGAGCGCGAGCCGGAACCTGCGGCCAGCCTGCCAAAGGCCCCGCGACACCTCTCAAAGCAGGCCAAGACCCACTGGCGGAAGTTCGCCCGGGTGCTTTTCGACTGCGGACTCCTCACCACCATCGACACCGTCGCCCTCGAGGGGCTCTGCAATCTCTACGTCCGCTACGTCACGGCCGCCAAGCAGGTGGCCGAACTAGCCCCCATCCGCCTGATTAAGGTCCACGCCGAGAGCGGCGAAGCGTGTCTGCCGGAAGTCTGGGAGAATCCCTGGGTCCGCGAAATGGACCGCACCTGGAAGCAGCTCCGCGTCCTGCTGGCCGAATTCGGGATGACCCCCTCGGCCCGCACCCGGATCCAGGTCGACAAGCCCAAGACGCCCGATTCGCTCTCGGCGTTTGCCAAACGGAAGCCCAAGCGTGAGATCTCGTGAAACTATCCACCCTGAAGCGTCGGGCCCGTCGCGAGGGTTGGGCGTGCTGGATCGATCGGCCGCCCGGCCGCGAGGCCAACGAGCGGGCCATGCTCGAGGGCTGCACCTTCGATGTCGCCCTGGCCGAGCACGCCGCCGGCTTCTTCCCTCGCTACCTGTCTCATTCCAAGGGCTCTCGCTGGGCCGGCAAGCCCTTCGATCTCCTGCCCTGGGAACGCGACGATCTGGTCATGCCGCTGTTCGGCTGGCTGCGGGCCAACGGCACCCGCCGCTTCCGCCGCGCCTACATCGAGATACCCAAGAAGAACGGCAAGTCGATCCTCGGCTCGGGGATCGGCCTCTACATGTTCTGTGCCGACGGCGAGCCGGGCGCCCAGGTCTACTCCGCGGCGACCGACATCAAGCAGGCGAACATCGTCCACCAAGAGGCCGTCAACATGGTCGACGCCTCGCCGCAACTCTCCGCCGAGCTGAAGGTCAACCGCTCGACCTACAACATATCCCACCTCGCCAGCCGCTCGTTCTACCGGGCGCTCTCCGGCATCCCTCGCGGAAAGCACGGCTTCAACGCGCATGCAATCATCATCGACGAGCTGCACGAATGGCAGGGCCGCAAGCTCTGGGACGCCCTGAAGTATGCCATGCGGGGCCGAGACCAGGGCCTCATATTCATCATCACCACCGCCGGCGACGATCCCCTCTCGGTCTGCCACGAGCAGCACGAACACGCCCAGGGTGTGATCTCCGGGGCCATCGAGGACCTTCGCTACTTCGGCCTGATCTATGCGGCCGATCCCAAGGACGACTACACCAACGAAAAGGTCTGGCACAAGACCAACCCCAGCCTGGGCGTGGCGATCGACCTGGAGGAATTCCGCGCCGACTTCCGCGACGCCCAACGCACACCCACCGAGCTGGCCGTCTGGAAGCAGCTCTCACTCAACCTCTGGAACACCGGCGGCGAGCGGTGGCTTGCGCCCGATCTGTGGGCCGCCTGCCAGCGGGACTTCACCCCCGAAGACCTCGCCGGCCGCGACTGCTGGGCCGGCCTCGACCTGGCCCAAACCCTCGATACCACCGCGCTGGTGCTGGTGTTCCCCATGGAGGACGGCAGCTTCAAGGTCCTCCCCTTCTTCTGGCTCCCCGAAGAGACCGCCAAAAAGATGCAGGACCGCGTCCCCTGGCTCCAGTGGGCCGAAGCCGGCCACGTCCGTCTCACCCCGGGCAACGTCTGCGACTACGGCTTTGTCAAGTCGCAGATCCGCGAACTGGCCCTGCTCTTCAACATCCGCGAGCTGGCCTTCGACCCGAAGTTCGCCGAGCAGGTGACCCAGGAGATCGAGCAGGGTTCTTGCGACAGCCACGGCCAGGTGATCGAGGAGGGGACCGGCATCCCGCGGATAAAATTCCCGCAGACGATCACCAACTTCTGCGGGCCGACGGCCGAGCTGGAGCGGCTCGTCTTGAGCCAGCAGATCCACCACAACGGCCACCCCGTGCTCGCCTGGCAGGTGGGCAACACCAACGTCTACACCGACTGCAACTGCAACAAGCGGCCGACCAAGCCCACCCCCAACGACTACCGCAAGATAGACGGCGTCGTGGGCACGATCATGGCGCTCGGCCGGGCGACGACAGGCGACGGGGCTACCGGCGCCGGCATCCAAATCCTTTAGGAGCCAGACCATGAAGCCCGAACAACGCCAGCGGATTCGCGAGGCCGCCAAGCTGGCGGCCAAGCAGTCGGCCAAGCAAGTGCCCGGCTGTCTCCGCGACCTGGGCAGCCTGGCCGGCGCCGCGGCGATCGTCTACGGCGTCGCCCAGTACAGCATGCCGGCCGCCTGGATCACCGCCGGGCTGGCCCTCGTGGCGCTCAGCACGGTCGCCAGCCTGGCGGCCAGCCGGGTCAAACGGAAGAAAAAACCCAATGACCAATGACCAAAAGCCCTAAGCCCTAGCCCCTAACCAAAAGGGACTTGCTGATGTCGCTGCTCGACTGGATCGTGACCAACTCGATCGAAAACCCCGCGGTGCCGATCTCCAGCGAGGAGGTCTTAAAGGTCATCGGCTCCTCGATCGAGTCGGGCTCCGGTGTCAACGTCACCCCGCAACGGGTCCTGGGGCACACGCCGGTCTGGCGGCTGGTCAACACCATCTCCTCCGACGTGGCGAAACTGCCGCTAAAGATCCTCCGCTCCGACGGGCAGGGCTGGAAGCCGGCCAAGGATCACCCGGCCTACCGGCTGATCCGCCGCCGGCCCAATGATTTTATGACCGCCTTCCCGTTCAAGCGGACGATCACGTTTCACGCCATCTTCCGCGGCAACGGCTACGCCGGCGTCCTCCGCGACAATGCCCACCGCCCGTCGCGCCTGGTGATCCTCCCTCCCACGCCTACGACCTACCCCGTGGTCGTCGACGGCGAGCCGTGGTACGTCACCACGATCGACGGCCAACAGCGGAAGCTCCGCGGCGAAGCCGTGATCCACATCAAGGGTCTCAGCTTCGACGGCCTCGAAGGGCTCGACGTCTTCACCGTGATGAGCGACGCCTTCGGCCTGGAGCTCGCCCAGCACAAGCACGCCGAGACCTTCTTCCGCAAGGGTACCCAGACGGTCGGATTTCTCACCGCGCCCAAACGGCTCTCCGAATCGGAGCTGGACGACCTCCGCTCCAACTGGGCCAAGATGCAAGCCGGGCTGGAGAACATGCACAACGTCGGCGTCCTGCACGGCGGGATGGACTTCAAGTCGCTCGGCATCGACCCGCAAAAAGCCCAG